TCAAACTTATTCATCGCCGTCTTCCTCCTCGGTTTCGTCCGACCAGCTCACGGTCACGAACTCGTCTTCGCTGTATGAGCGAAGCTCGACCTTGTTGACTTCCTCATAGAACTCACGATGCACGTGACCGAGGATGATCTGCTCAACCTCTCGCTTGGTAAAAATGATCTTCATCACTATCCTTGGTTGTTGGCTGCACCGTCGGGCCATCCGTTCGTGCAGTGGTTGCCACTTTACCCCTTTCCAGTTAAAGTGTCAACACAAAGTTTCAACCAAGGTGGAAAAAGTGACGACCAAGGAAGCAATCGAGCATTTCGGGGGGCTCAAGAAGCTCGCCGATGCGCTTGGGGTCTGGCCCCAGGTGATCTATAGATGGGGGGATAGGCCACCCATGGGCAGGCAGTACGAGATTGAAGTCAAGACCGAGGGCAAGTTACGTGCAGACCATGAACAAGATTGACGCCGCCCTGACCTACGTCTCCTGGGGCTGGTCCGTCCTACCGGTAGTGCCCAACGGGAAGGTTCCTGCCACCGCTCACGGGGTCAATGACGCAACCAAAGACCCAGAGCAAATCAAGCGCTGGTGGACCCAAAACCCGAACCTGAACATCGGCATTGCCTGCGGTAGCGCCAGCGGAATCGTGGTGTTTGATATTGACCCACGCAACGGTGGTGATGCCAGTTGGCAGCAATGGATCTCGGATCACGGTCAGATCCGTGATGGCGTGATGGCGCTCACCGCGGGCGGAGGCCAGCATTACGTCGCCAAGCATCTCGATGGCATTCGATCCTGCAAGCTGGCCGACGGGATTGACCTACTGTCAGACGGGCGCTACTTCATCGTGTACCCATCAACAATCGAGGAGCGAGGCTACGAGTGGGAGGCTTCCAGCGATCCGTTTGATGGTGTAGCACTTAGTGTGATACCTGAGGCGTGGATGCCGCATCTAGGCCGGCGCAAAGCCACGCCAACCACCAGCGGGGAGTTGATCCAAGGCAACCGTAACGATGGCTTGACGAGTCTGGCCGGTGCCATGCGCTCGTTTGGCATGACCGAAGCCGAGATCTTGGCCGCGATCAGCGTCGCCAACGAAACCCGGTGCGAGATCCCATTACCGAGCAGCGAGATCAAGCAGATCGCAAGATCAGTCACGCGGTACGAGCCAGATACGGATGTTGCAGCCAGTAGCGCAATCGGCTCAGAGGCCGCAGAACGGCTTTTAGAGGGCGAACCCACCCGAGACTATTTCCTGACCCGCGCAACGAGCTTCCTGGGCCAACCAAGCCCCGTGCCGTGGATTGTGAAGGGGTGGCTGCCGGCGTACGCCACGGCGATGATGTATGGCGAGTCAGGAGTGGGTAAGACATTCGTTGCGTTGGACATGGCTTGTTGCATTGCCAGCGGTATCCCGTGGGGCGGTATCAGGACCAAGCCCGGTATCGTGGTGTATCTGGCCGGTGAAGGTAACTACGGGATGCGCCAGCGTATTGCCAGTTGGTGCAAGCGTAACAACGTGACCAGTCTCGACAACCTGCTGATCAGCAACAAAGCAATCGATCTGGATGGCCCCGGCGCAGCGACAGAAGTGATCGCCGCGGTGCGTGCATTAACGTCCGAGCCAGTGGCGCTCGTGAACATTGATACGCTCAACAACCATATGAGCGGCGACGAGAACTCGGCCAAAGACACCAGGGCGATGATCAATGCCTGCAATATCGTCTCAATGGCCCTTAGTGCGACGACAATGTTGATCCACCACCTAGGCCACAACTCGGAGTCAAAGCAGCGTGCGCGGGGTTCTAGCGCATGGCGCGGGGCATTGGACGCGAGCATTTTGGTTCACGGCAAGACGCATGAGATCGTCGTGTCCTGCACCAAGCAGAAAGACGCGCCGGAACCGAAGGATTTGCATGGGTGCTTAAGCCCAGTGGATCTAGGCTGGCAGGATGAGGATGGGTTGCCGCTGCCTGGGGCGGTGTTTGAGATGTTCCAAGAGGGCGATCTTCGGATTCCGCAACCAAAGGAAGACAAGCTGGCCGAGCACAAGACCAACCTCGAGCGGGCTTGGTTTGTTGGCGGTGCGGAAGTTGTGGATGAGATGCCTTACGTCAGCCGAGAGGCGTTCAAGACGTTTTTGCTTGAGCAGGGTGTCAAAACCAATTCGGTAGATCAACACTTGAAGGCTTCAGCCAGGCCGGGAATGATCATCAGGGATCTGACGGATGCTGAAATTATAGGCAAGCACGATAAAGGGTGGGTGGTTAAAGATACAGTGTTTGCATCTAAACTTATTCTAAAAATTAGTCCGTAACAACCGTAACAAGCCGTAACAAGCCGTAACATTGTTACGGCGGCAAAGGCGAGTTTACCGTAACGTAACGTAACACACTCTTTAGAGTGTTACGGTGTTACGGTACGATGCGGAGTGATACGGTACGGTAAGGTTTCACTTTTAGGGGAAAATGTAGTTGAAGAAAAAAGATCAGCAAACTAAGATGGGGTTTGTACTAAGGGGGAAGGAAAGAAGTGAAGCGACAGTACGCCGGGAACGATCCTGGGGCGGGATGGAAGTCTGAGTTGCAGATCGAGGACGCAGGTTTGGTCTGGAACCTGTTCACCAGAATGACAGACCCCACGTTGCGCTGGCTGTCAGTCAAGTTAGCCGCAGTTGGCAAGGCTCCGCAGAAAGCAAATTATTGGCTTGCATGGGATAGTAAAAAACAAAGATTGATTAGCAGAAATGCAGACTTGGAATTGCTTTGCGAAAGCCGCAATCAATTGCATGAATTGTTAATTGAAGTTTTAAAACAAAGGCAAATTGATGATGGCCCTAAACAATAGTTATAGCCCAGAGGTTGAGGACGCAGGAGTGGAATCATCACAGTCCTCGCGCGAGCGTAGAAACGCCCATGGCGCTCGAGCGGCGCCTGTTAGTAGGGTAGGGTTAGGCAAGGGCTTGCGTCGCGTTGTAGCGCGTTCTAAAGGGCGCCAGAGGCATGGGTAACAAGGATGATATGCGAGTGGACCTAACCACTTCCCCGCCAAAAGAAAAATTGGCAAAAGATGAAAATTCGGTTCGAGAAAAGAAGAAGGCCGGAGGCGCTCGTCCTGGCGCGGGTCGTCCCGCGTTTGAACCGACCGAGAAAGATCGGGAAATGGTGGAGAAGCTGGCGAACTGGGGTGTCGCCGAGCACCACATCGCGCCGCTGGTTGGCGATGGCATAAATGTGATGACGCTACGCAAGTACTTCATGACCGAGCTTGAGCGCGGGCGGGCGAAGGCGAGTGCTGGTATTGGGCAGACGCTCTACCAAAAGGCCATGTCCGGCGACGTCGCCTCGCTCATCTGGTGGACCAAGACGCAAATGCGCTGGACCGAAGCACCGCGCCAGATCGAGCTGAGCGCCAATATCTCCATCACCGACGCGCTCGCGCAGGCTCAGGCTCGCATCATCGAGGCCGAGATCGTCGAGCAGGACACGCCGTTACTAGGCGTAACAGACGCTGTTACGGTTGATGTTACGCCGGTTACGGTTGAGCACGTCGAGAGCAAAATCGATGGCCGCGGCGACGAAAACGCAATGAAATCAACGACTTAGGGCCAAGCCGCCGCCCCCGCCGAGGGCCAGCCAGCCGCTTCCGCCACGCGCCGAGGGGGGGCGGGGGGGCCGGGGGCGAAGGGTCACGGTGACGGTACCCCCGCACAAAATTTTTTTTTATGCAAAAAACTCGATACAGCGCCGAAGACGAACAGATCCTAATGACCAAACTTTGGTCACCGACGATCGCCGACAACCCGGAAGCCTTCGTGCTGTTTGCCTTTCCGTGGGGACAGGAAAACACGCCGCTCGCCAAGTTCAACGGGCCGAGGAAGTGGCAGCGTGAGATTTTGCGAGACATCGCCGCGCACATTAGGGCGAACAAAGGCAAGGTTGACATGGAAACGCTGCGCGAGGCGGTCTCAAGCGGTCGAGGGATCGGCAAGTCTGCGTTGGTGAGTTGGCTAATTCTGTGGATGCTGACCACGAGGATTGGCTCGACGGTGATCGTAAGCGCCAACAGCGAGAGCCAGCTGCGCTCGGTGACCTGGGGCGAGCTCACCAAGTGGCAGGCGATGATCATCAACAGCTACTGGTGGGAAATCAGCGCGACCAAGATCGTGCCGGCGCAGTGGTTGACCGAACTGGTTGAGCGAGATTTGAAGAAGGGTACGCGCTACTGGGCGGCAGAGGGCAAGCTCTGGTCGGAGGAAAACCCGGATGCGTACGCCGGGGTGCACAACCATGACGGAATGATGCTGATCTTTGACGAGGCCAGCGGGATACCGGATCCGATCTGGGCGGTGGGTGCTGGGTTTTTTACCGAGAATATCTTGGATCGGTATTGGTTTGCGTTTAGCAACCCTCGGCGCAACCAGGGATATTTCTTTGAGACATTCCACGGCAAGCGCGACTTCTGGAAGGGCAGGCAGATAGACGCGAGGCAGGTGGAGGGAACGGACAAGAATACTTACGAGCAGATTATTGCCGAGTATGGCGAGGATTCACCGCAGGCGCGGGTTGAGGTTTATGGCGAGTTTCCGGCCAGTGGTGATGATCAGTTTATTGGCCCGAGGATAGTGGATGAGGCAATGGATCGGGCCAAGTACAAGGATGAGACTGCTCCGATTGTGATTGGCGTTGATCCGGCGAGGGGCGGCTTGGATGCGACGGTGATTGTGGTGCGCCAAGGCCGGGATTTGATTGCGATTAAGCGTTTCCGTGGTGATGACACAATGACCACGGTGGGCAATGTGATTGACGCGATTGAGGAATACAAGCCGACTTTGACGGTAATTGATGAGGGTGGTTTGGGTTATGGCGTGCTTGACAGATTGACCGAGCAACGGTATAAGGTGCGTGGGGTTAACTTTGGCTGGAAGGCCAAAAACCCTGTAATGTGGGGCAATAAGCGGGCAGAGATGTGGGGCGCGATGCGTGATTGGTTACGATCTGCCAGCATTCCAAAGGATCGGCAATTGAAGGCCGATCTGATTGGCCCTATGAAAAAGCCAAACTCAGCGGGTACGATCTTTCTGGAAGGTAAGAAAGAGATGAAGGCCAGGGGTTTGGCGAGCCCGGATGCGGCTGATGCGTTGGCCGTGACGTTTGCCTACCCGGTGGCGCATCGGGAGTATAAAGAGCCACCTCGGACCATAAGGTCTAGTGGGGCTACAATGTCTGGGTCTTGGATGGGATCCTGATCTGTTATCCTCCCCCTATAATTTTTAACAAATGACATTAATATGTTAAAAAAGTCCGCATCGCCAAAAGCGTTCAAAGAGAACGTAAAGACTGAAGTAAAAGCCGGTAAGCCGGTGAAACAGGCCGTGGCAATAAGTTACGCTGTTAAACGTGAAGCGGCGAAGAAGAAATGAAGCAGGGCCTTTACGCCAATATTCACGCGAAGCAGGAACGCATCAAGGTCGGCAGCGGCGAGAAGATGCGTAAACCTGGTTCTGCTGGCGCGCCAACGGCTAAGGATTTCAAAGAGTCGGCTAAGACGGCGAAGAAGAAGTGAAGAAAGGCGTTTCCTTATCCGTCGGTCGCGGCGAGAAGTTGCCGGTTAGCAAGGGCGCTGGCCTGACGGAGAAGGGTCGAGAGAAGTATAATCGTGAGACTGGCAGCAATTTGAAAGCACCAGCGCCTAACCCCAAGACAGAGGCCGACAAGGGCCGCAAGTCCAGCTTTTGCGCCAGGATGGAAGGGGTTGTGGCCCATGCCAAGGGCGATGCGGAGCGGGCTAAGGCGTCACTTAAACGCTGGAAGTGTTGATGGCATCTGATTACACTGGTATTAACGCCGTTGGTAACGTCGCGCTGGGCGGTAAACCACTCAAAAGCGATTCGGATGTGCTGTCAACGGCACGAGATCGCCTTTCAATGGCAATTTCGGCGTATTCGGAGTCACGCGAAGACGAGCTGGACGACCTTCGTTTTTATGCCGGTAGCCCGGATAACCAGTGGCAATGGCCGGCGGATGTGCTGGCAACTCGTGGTGCGGTGCAAGGGCAGACGATTAACGCTCGGCCCTGCTTGACGATCAATAAGCTGCCGCAGCACGTCCACCAGATTACGAATGATCAGCGCCAGAATCGGCCTAGTGTCAAGGTCATTCCGGTTAATGACGATGCGGATGTAGAGGTTGCCGAGATTTTCAACGGCATGATCCGGCATATTGAGTACATTTCGGATGCCGATGTGGCATATGACACGGCCTGCGAGAATCAGGTGGCCTATGGCGAAGGTTATATTCGGATTCTGACTGAGTATTGCGACGACAATACGTTTGATCAGGATATTAAGATCGCTCGGGTACGCAATAGTTTCTCGGTCTACATGGATCCGCTGATCCAAGACCCATGCGGTTCG